CACCGGAGGAGTTTTCGGTGACTACTACTTCTCGTTCGACGCTGACAACAACGTCAACTACCACTTGGAGGGGTCGCGAAGCTTCAAGCACAAGATCTGGAACTACGTTGGAGACAGCCTACAAGTTACATATAAGTTCAAGAAGGACAAGAAGAAAGGCAAGAAAGCCTACAGAATCAGAAAGAACTTCAGAGTCGTAAAACGATCCTGGGGCATAAACCGTTCTGTCATTGCTCTCATCCCTTCCTCATATGTGACCAGCTACAACTGCCATCTCATGAAGGCCCTCGCTCCTGGCGACCCCCTCACTCGTCTCGAAGTTGCCACTGGCGGCTTCGCCCGAATGAGGATTGCCAAGGACGGCAACCTTTACGTCAGCACTTCCGTACTCGGGAGAGCAGTTTCAGCCGTTGTCTCCGAGTCTCTCGATACCGAGTTCTTCCTTAAAAGCGGAAGAGACAAAGCTCTGTACTACGCCAACATGCGTCAGCGCATCGAGCACGCCATCACTCCTTATTACGAGGGACACGACAAACACGTGGCTTCAGACATCCTCCTCACTTACTACAAAGCTATGGAACCCGACCACACCATGATGGTGGTCGATCCACCGCGGGAGATAGCAAAAGGCGTACACCATTACGTCCCGTACAACTCACCTTACGGTACTTATGAAGACCTTTCAAAACCTACCCTGATTACTTTCATGGACCCAATCATCGACCGGGCTATAGTGCCCGAGCGAAATGTGGTGACTGAACGTCAGACGATTAATGAAAGGATATTCCCCCAGATGGACTACGTTGCCCCAAAATGGGCAGCAGGTTTCATCGAGGAGTTTACTAATCTTCTGTACCCTGAACCGTACCAGCTAGAACCCGTGGACATAGACGACGTATATGAGAGGCAGAGCTCACCAGCGCAGAGGTCTATCCTCAGCAGAGCTCAGACGGCTTCACTACCAGACCGGGCGTCGACATCCACGTTCATCAAGTCCGAGGCTTACACCAAGCTGGGTGCACCAAGAAACATCAGCACCCTGGACCCGTACACCAAATTACATTACTCCCAGTATTTGTATGCAATAAACGATGCACTCAAGGACGTGTCCTGGTATGCATTCGGCAAATCACCACTGAAAATTGCCCGCAAGGTTTGCAAAATCCTTGAGGACAGTGAGTACGCGGCAAATACTGATTTTAGTAGATTTGATGGACAC